CGTTATCTTGTACGTCTCATCCACAATGTCCTGAACTATTTCACCGAGTTCACTGATCTTGGTAAGATGACCCACCTTACGCTGAGTTTTCCAATAGATTTGAGATACTCTCAACAGATGACCCTTGCCAAAGTCAATGGTGTCTTCCGAGTCGGACAGTATCCATTCCACGATGTCACCGGTGCCAAACTTGGTGTCATAGACACTCATGAACTGCCGGTAAGCCAATGACGGCATCTGGGTGTTCCATTCGTGGGAACGTGTAGGGTCATAATAGGATCCGTCATTCTGGTATCCCTGAAGTGCATACCCGGCAGAACGTACCGGGTAGATGGCCTCAAGAGCTTCCAGTTGTTCCTGGGTCATCATCCACCCAAACTTGTCAATGACATCGGAGACGGACATCAGGTCCATCTTACCAACCCAGTTACCTTGTGAAATATATCGTACATCCGGACTCTTGTGATAGAAAGTGAGCATGGGATTCCACAGCTCAAGCTCGTAGTCGTCCTCGTTCATCTTGAAATGCCAGAACTCCCGGTCAGTGATCAGCATATCCCGAAACGCCATCTCTTCGAGTTCCTGCAACTTGAACCTCTCTTCATCCACCACCATTTGGTGGGTAGCCCATTCTTCAATCATACTGCGGTAGTCCTTGCGGAAAAACTCCTCTATCTCTGGAAGGGATTTCAGGTTTTCAGGACTCATCATCTGCTGTGCCTCTTCCGATTCCATCTCCATTCCTTGTTCTGCTATTTTCAACATCATCTTCTGTTGGGCATTGGAAATAAGCACCTCTTCGATCATAGCCCTTTTTTGCTCCAACATCTCATTGTAGGATGTGTCGTCCACCGCCCGGAACATGATGCGGCTGGATCTCTTGGAGAATTCATTACAAAGGACGTTGATGACGTTAGGGATGATGGGGTAGAACTTCAGTTCCAAAGCAGAGGTGTCTTCTTTGGTGAGGGTGTCAATGATATCGGCCATCTCGTTGTCCTCTTCCACGATGTAGTCGGTCTTGTCAATGATGCCCTTTGCCAACTTGTAATTCTTCATCAAACGTCGCGCATTGCGACGCAGTTGTTTCATTCCCTGAAACTCCAACCAATCCAAGTTGTGTGCCCTCCACTCATCATCCTTCTCCTTTTCCAGGAGAAATTGAATGGGTTGTGTCAAGGTGCCCATTTTCTTATAGTCCACCTTCTTTCCCTTCTTGAGGTCTAGAGCATTATATACTTGCATGAATTATATCTTAACGGATGTTCTTAAATGGATTGCGGGGAGGTTTTGTCCCGGAAGAGGAGCTGTTGTTACCACCGATATGTCTAAAAGGGCTCCAATTTAATTTACTAAATTTTTTAGATGTATCCAAGTTTTGCTTAATAACTTCCACACGTTTAGAGATGCCTCGATTGGATTGTTGCACCTTGGCAAAGGCGATCAGGGAACAGAAACTGACAAGTCTATCCACGTTGAGTCCATCCCGGTACGCCCTCATCTCTTTGAGCAGCATGATGTCCGGAATGCGCTCCACTCCATAGATGGTCTTTACGATCTCCCCGTCCGGCTTGGTCTCATGGTCAAGTTCCTCTTTTAGAAACTCGATACCGTAAGAAAGTATCGTTCCCTTGAACAGGGTGCCCACGTTCTTCCATCCGTATTCCTGAAAGACATTCCGGTTGGCACCGATGTCTTTTAAGAAAAGTATCATGTCCTTTGGAACCAGATATCGTTGTTTCTTGCGACTGATCATGTATTGGATGAATAGGGCTACGTTGTTCTCCACCAAGGTCCAGGCATTGTACCACTCGATCATCATCTCCAGACGTTCGTGGGTTTTGGTGAGGTCATCAAACCTTCCGCACCACCATGCGACAATCTTGTCCCGCTCGTAACTGCTCCTCACCTTACCATCTCCTTCATCTTTGACCACCTCCACCGGGCTTTTATAGATGTATATGGAACACAAGGATTCACTGGTTGTAGTCTTACCCTCTCCCACCGGGTCCACACTGGCGTAGTAGGTTCCAAAGGAAGAATCCTTCACGGGTCTTTCCACCACACAGATGACTCCGGTTTTGTCCTCGGTTTTCTTGGATATGGGAAACTCCATGATAGGAGTCTTCCGGGAGGATTTGGCTATGATTTTACCCTCTACGTCCCGTTCCAGATCCAGGTATTCCATGGGGTATTCCTTGTCCTGTATTCTTTGTTCCTGTCTGGCGACCAGGTGAATGGGGAACACGGATGCCTTACGTGTCGCAAAGGCTTCCTCTATGTTCCTGGGATGTTGGGAAATCTCCAGTTGGTAGGCTTCCGGAGAAAGTTCTCTTTTGGCTTTGATGAACTGTTCATCCAGTGCAGCAAGTGCCTCGTCTATCTTTGAATTTCCATACTCGTCAATGTATGGGGGCATGCTCCATTGTTCGGGGATGAACAACCCGGTGACACCCGGGGTGGCGTCTGAGTCTATGAGCGTTGTCTGTACGCCGTAAAATCCGTTCTCTTCCGGGTTGAGGATGTATTCCTTCATGGGCTCACACTGCTCCAGGTCACCCACGGATCCGGCAGCGATGAACTGACCGGTGATGATATGTCCCGACTTCAATGCAGGTTTGATATACCCGTATGTCTGGTCCATCTTGGGAGCAATCCCCCCTTCCTCATGGAAAAAATAAGTAACGGGACCACCGACTCCATTGGTCGGGTCTTTCTCAAAGGTGTAGCCCGCAATCGAAGATTTGAGACCCTTGGTTGTAGTGCGACCATTGATCTTGACCTCGATCTTCTGTTCCCAGGCAAACACTTTTTCCGGGTTACAAGGCCGGTACCAGGCGGTGTGTTCGTTGAGGAAATTCTTGTACTCGTTAAGGAACTTCCAGGAACCCTTCTCGTTGATGTAGTCTTTAGACGAAGCTCCCATCTTCAGTACGGCACCCGACTCGAACCAGTAAGTGTTGATGAGTTTGGCCATGTGGAAGTAGGACGACGCTATCTGACGCTTCTTGAGAATGATCGCGTGTTTGTAATGTACCTCCGCAAGATGTTCATAGAGTGCCATGTGGTACTGGGCATCCCTCACCTTGGCAAAGTCAAAACGTTTTTCCTCCTTGTCGTAGATGGGAAGGAAGTTGAGCCACATATAATAGTCGCGAGTGATATACCATACAGTATCATCGCTTTTGACGATAATGCCTGACCTGCACTTCATTTTCTGGTCATCCCAGTATTCTTTGAAATCCTTGCTTTTGAAGGGAGCATTGCAATAATATCCCTGTTGCTGGAACTTCCTACCTTCTGCATTGAATATCCGGGTGGTCTCGTCAAACCCGTATTGACCGGGTTCCTTGAATATGGACAACAGGAAATCCCTCCACTCTTCCTGGGTGTAAAAGATGGTGACGGTCCACTGCTGACCATCGTATGTCGGCACTTCCAGATAGGGGGTCATTTCTTCTTGATGAGTTTTTCAATGGCATCCGGGTCCCCTTTCGTTTTCTTTATGATGGAAACAAGTGTGTCATGGCTCTTACTTCTGATAATACCGGGCGCGTTATAGTCGGACCAATATGCCTGGTAAAGTTCACGGGGGATTGCCGCCCAGGTATTGTTGAATACATTGTAATGGAATACCCAGTCGTGCAGGACGGCGTCGTCTGTATTCATAGCGTAACTTTTTTAGGGAGAATTTGTTACAAAAGGAAAATGTGATGTGACGGTTTCAAAGTTGATCACCAACCATGTAATACCCACAGCAGTGATACCGGCAGCACTTATCCATAGCACCTTCTTCCAAAGAGATGTGGAACCCGGAGGCTCTGTCAACACGGGTGGTTCAGTGGAATAACCAAACTGCTTTGTCTTTCTACCCTTCCAGTTACGACCCATCTCTTTAACGGTGGCGTCTTCACTGTCCAGGTGGATGGCGATGATCTCAGGAATCAGCACCCGGTGTTTCCGTTTCCACTTCTTTGCATGAAGGACATCCGTCCTGTCCGCACCACTGTGGTCATCGGGATACAACTTGATATCCGAGGTGTTGGGATGCCACATCTGGAAAAAACCGATAGGTTCATATCCCTTGTTCATGAACTCGGCGATCCGTACACCCATCGGGAAAATCGTGGGGTGGATGTATACGTATCCGGTGTGAGTGGGGGCAGGTTTGGTGATGTATTTCACCCACTCCTCAAAGGTGGGACACATCATCCGGTCCATCCCGTAGATGTTCTCTCTGTCCAGTTCTATCTTCTCCAGAATGGTTCTGGTCAGAGGAGGAAGATAGATGTCCGCATCAAGATGCACCACCCAGTCCCGTTTGGAGAGGTACTGCAATCCGACGTTGATGCCCTTTGCCTTATTGAACCCACCCACACCGTCATCCATCTCGCGTGTTGTCAGGAATTCCACATTATGATGGGTGCACAGGTTCTGGGTTTCCTTGTCCTCAGGGGTGGTGATGACCAACATATGGTCGAAATGCTGTTTGTTATGGGGAAGGGTGTGTGCAAGAAAGTCGGCATAGTTGACACACACCGTAACACATTCGATGTACATAGGGAAAGGATTTATATGCCTGCTAGGATGTTTATGATTTCATTATAGAGACGAGTGATGTTATCGGTCAGGAACAACTGTACCAGAATGTAGATGACAATAAAAGCAATACTCAATATCTTGATGATGAAAAACACGACGGACCATATGTGCTTTTTGTCCAACTCGTCAGGGGACGCAAGTGCACCGCTGTCCGAGGGAGGATCGTCGATGTATTGGGGTCTTGCGGGTCACATGAGATCCAAGGACACTTTCACTTGTTTCCAGGTGCCGGTCTTAAGATGAACGATCTTCAGTCTGCCTGAATCATTGAGGTGTTTGATGGGCAGGTCCCCGTATTTCTTACCGAGATAGTCGACAAGTTCGTCTTTAAGCATGGGTTCGGAAGAGACCACTCCGTCCAGGTTCACTTCCATCAATACATACTTGTCATTGTTGTCCAATACTTCCATGTTGATAGGTTTTTTTTGTGATACGTTTATAAAGTTCATACTGCTTCTTTTAACAGTCCCATCTCTTCACAACCATCAATGAACGGTCCGATATGACGGACACAACTCCTGAACTCATCGTCGACCAGTTTATCTATTTCAGCAAGTAGTTCGTATTTCTCCTTTTGTAATGCAATCGTATAAACAAGCACCTGCATGATAGGTGAGTAGGCAAGAAACCTTTCGGAAATACTTTGTGGTAGGTTAGAATTGGACTCTGTCATCTATTTGTGTTTTACATGTTTAGCTGTAGGGGGAGGAATCGAACCTCCACGTTCACCATTTTATTCTGTTCACGATACGTGATTTGAATAAGAAGTTGAACATCGCTGAGACAAAGCGACGTGTCTGCCGTTTCACCACCCCACAAGGATTACTTTTTATCGACCATAAAAGAAATCGCATAATTTTTATCGATCAGTTCGCCGTTCAGATGGCGTTTGAACTCCTCTCCAAAGTAGATGTCGACCAGGGGTCGTCCGTACTTGTCCAGTTCCCGGGAATGTATCAGTATCTCGGTGCCGACCGGCAGACAGACTGAAACATAATTCTTCGCTTCGTTTGCCCGGTATTTGGTGTCCTTGTCCTTGCTCTTGAGTTCCGGGGTGTTCACACCGTAGAACCGGCAGGATGATTTCCAATAAACCGTGAACCCGAGGTCAATGGTTATCTTCAAGGTGTCACCATCGACCACCTTGTCCACTATCGCTTTGTATGTGTATAGATCTTTCATAGGGAAATAAATCAGTTTACAATAACCCAATCGTCACTGAGCATATCTGTCTGGGATGCAATCCAGGGAACACGGTCCTTTGGTGCATAGGGATTTTCTGTCTGCAGCTCAGTGGTATCGATGTAGATGTACTCATGGGTCATCTTGCTGAAGTTGTCAGGACGTTGCAGTTTGATGAACACTCCTCTCCCGTTCCAACCTTTTCTGGCTACTCTCTCCCCGTTTTTAAGGGACTCGATGGCTTCTCCGAAATTCATGATATGTGTGATGTTTTGGTTATTCTGAATCATACGCTAAATTCTGGCCCCCTCTCACTTGCGATTTCTGTTCCTCTTCCAGATCCCGCAGGGTTCCTTTGAAACTTTGTCTGATCTGTTCAAACTTCGCAGCGGCGTTCACCAGGGCGGTGATGTTCCCATCACGACCATGTTCTATATCTGTTGTTTCCATGTACCTGGCCAAGCGGTCTAACATGGCTTTGATACCCATGTATGCACGATATGTAGGGGTTTCATATAGTTTACGACACATCTTAAGACCGTTGACAATGAGGTCGTCGTCAGTAGAAAAATCAGCACCCACTTCACGAAGGATGAGTTCTTCCTTGTCTTGTTCCGGTACATCGAAAAACGGGTTTAGGTCAGGGTTAGGACAGCTCATGTAGAACAGATAGGTATAGATGCTCAGGTGTTCATCCGGGTATTCATCCAAGATGTCTTTAAGGAAGTTCAGGGTATAGCAATGTTCCGAAGGCACCACCCTCCCATTCTGTATGTCAAACAATCTTACCATCACTCATGGTTATGTTGTAGTAATAGGAATCCGAATCATCACTCACCCATTTATCAGACATGGCTTCGACACTCGGCAGATCCCTGTCCACCTTTATCTTCCTGACATCTATCGGGAACTTCTTTGTGACCCAGTTGGAATCTTTCCAATAGATGCGGTTGTTGGGTTGGCACATCAGGTAGCCGTCATCAGCCACCAGAATATGTCCGCATTTGTAGTCCGACGGCTCATCGGAATATGCGTTGCGATACCAGTCCACCGTGAACAGATAGGTGCACCATGTCTCACTGCCGTCCTTGAGTATCACTTTGCAGCGTTTCTCGTACAGATAGTCATAAGTGGTCACTGTCACATTTTCACTGAAACAATCCCAGAGTTGTTTGAAATGAAAGGGTATGTCCGCAACCGGTTCCTTGAGGAACACCTCACTGATAGGCACCCTGGAACGTAACATCCCGTAGTCTGTCATCGCATGGAACGTCAGTATCTTACCCGGCACGGATTGGATGCCGAACAGATAGGCTTTGTGAAAACTGTTGAAGTCTTCAGGGTCATGGGTGAAATGAGATGCCCTGATAAGACATTTCAGATTGTCTATATCGTGATTCAGTACAGGCATCCGGAGGTTTTATGTTTGTTGTCCTCCGCCCAGTGCAGAAGACTGATGATCTCTTTTTTAAGATAGGGTACATCATACATCAATATGTCCTTCACTACGGGGTTGCCGTGACTATCCAGGGCCGTGATCGGGTTTCCGTATTTGTCCTTGCCCACCTCCTCAAAGGTGATGTGGTGTATGGTCATGTTACCTGCACTGAGCCGGGGGTTGTGCTTGAGGATCATGTACATGTACATACTGAGCTGAATGGCATAGTGGTTCAGGTTACAGTCGTCCAGGTGATTCACCGGAGCTTTCATCTTCTGAGTGATGCCCTCCCAGTTGGTGTATCCCTCGCTCTTGATTTCCTTGTTCGTTTTATAATCACTCACATGGACCTGCCCGTTGACCACCTCCACCAGATCGGACTGACCACATAGTCCTGCAGATTTCAGGTAGACAAGGTGTTCCGGATATACCCCATCTGATAGTTTCTGAGACGGAGAGAGTTTTATCCCATCCTCATAGACGGGGCGGATGACAGGAATATTCTTCCCGTGCCGGTTCATGCTGTCCAGGGAACAGATGTCTGATTCCCGACAGTTGTGATACCAGGTGCCCAGGTCGATCGCTCTTTTGGATTCGGACTTCCATGCAGCCTTGATGTCTTCAGGATCCATCCCGTACCATTTACTTTTCTTGTTCTTTGCACTTTTCACCGCTATCTTGTCCGCTTCAAAGGGTTGTTTGAAATTGGATACGAAGGATGTGACACTGGTCCATTCGGTCTCGTCCTTTTCATTCAGACTCTGGTATTTGTGTTTTTCGGGTAGGAATTTCAATATCATTGGGGTTGGATTTATATTCCAAGCTTGGACATCATCGCATCTTCTTCTTCCTGTGTCACCTCGGCGTCCCATTTGGCACCCTCCGGATGCGGACAAGAAGACGACAATGACCGGGTCTTTAACTTGAGGCTGCAACCACAACCACCTTGTTTGATGTCACAGCATGGTTCAGACCCGGGTAGGATGCACCCCAGTCCTTTGACATCATAGAGGTTGCAGGACACACATATCTTCATCCGTTCACCAGCGATCTGTTCAACATCCTCTTTCTTGAAGATTGAATTGGTCACACCCTCAAGTATCTGACCCTTGGCTTTCCATATGCGAATGATGTTCTCTAGTCTGCTCATATAAGGTACGTTTGTGGAGTCGGACAAACTCTTTTCTTTGTTTCTCCTCATCCATGATATCCTTGAGTTTTCTCACCTCGTACAACTGTTCCGCTATCTTGAACCTTGCCGTGGCTTTTTGCAGTCCCTTCTGCCGGTTGGTCTCCTCCCATTTTTGCAGGTGGTCTATGCGTTCATCGATCTTCCAGTGCTTCACCACAAAATCCCCCAGGTTGACAACATGCACCCGGGAGTGGGCAAGGGATGATAGTTGCTTCCTTATCTCTCTCCAGTAATAGGAGACCACCGTCTCTACGACATCCTCGGAATATCCCGTCTCCTGTGCCACCTCGGGTATGAGTGATGTTGATTTACGCGGCTTCAACGCACAGGAATTTATAGTCCAGCAGAATGTTACCCTGGTGGGTGATGTTCAGATCGGGGTGGATGCGTATCCTCTTCTTGTTCTTCCCGGTTTTCCTGATAAGACCCTTGCGTTCACTTTTGGTCAGACAGTTGCGTACCGATTGGGTGGAGGAAAATATCTTCCGATCATAGGCTTTCTGACAAAAAGTGGTCAGGTCCTGGTCTTCTTCGAATACCAGAAAGGTGAGACACTCCAGTTCAGCATCACTTACAGGAATCTTGTAGAGATAACAATGGGTAAGGACCTGGTACTTCACGATCTGCCAGGGCTCCAGTTTGACACGTTTCTCCACTTGGTTTACAATGGCCATAGGATTAGGATTTCTTCAATCCCCTCTTGGAAGATGAATTGTCTTTTTCTGCAGGGGCCAAAGTGGGTTCATCCAGTAGCACTTTATCCCCCACTTTCAATCCTTGTTCTACAAGATCCGGGTTGTTGTCCAGGTCTTCCTGTGTAATGGTATGGGGAATACCATCCTCTTCAAAAGACTGTGGCTGAGGGTTGGTGATCTGTGCAGAAATCGCAATCGACTTCAGTTCTTCCAACCTGAGTTGGGCGAACCGGGTGTTGAGTTCCTGCAGTTCCACCTGCACTTTCTTCACTTCTATCTGCTCCCGGATGATGGCAATGATCTCTTCCTTGGTGGGGGCTGTCTTTTCTTGGTTATTGGTTTCCATGATGTTATATGATTATATCGTTATCCATGGTGGTGTCTATGATGTCCTGATTATTGAACTCCTCAAAGACTTGTTGGAACTCCCGGTAGGGGGTGTCGATGATGAACGTATCCCCGCCATAAACAAAAAGGGTGGTACATCCGTAGGTGGGCATGTCGGGGTCTTCACTGGTCAACTTGCACATGTTGATGACTCCCAGTTTAAATGTCACCGGTAACCACTTCCCGGGGTCGGTGTTTCTATCCAACCCCATCATATCCATATGATCAGGATCCAACTCATGACAGAATACATTACACTTATGTGTGTTCATGATAAAATATTTTCTACAATATAATCTACCGAAAAAGTTTAAACTCTACAAATTTATATGCTAAAGATGTTAGCAACCATGAATTGATGGAAATACTTATGCGCATCCTTGTGGATAACACCCTAACAAAACAAACAAGAAATCCAATAGGGGATGGCGGGTGTACGAGCTACTTTTCTACCCGGTTACTGTTGTTTTTAGGCCCGGGGTATATGTCCTGGTTATGGGCCATGAGGGAGAAAAATGCAAAATAGATCTTATTGATGATGGGGGTGATGTCACCCATTTGTTCGTTTATCCTATAGGTGACCTTGACCGGGATGCCATCGTACTGGGTACGGACAAGTACCCTTTTATCTTCCAGATCTTTCAGTACCTGGGAAAGTACCTTGACTGAACACTCTGGTATTGAATACCTTATCTCGGAAAACCTCCGTTCCGTTCCGTCCTTTAGAATGAATAACACGATCAGTCTCCACTTACCACCTATTATTTCGGACGTCGTATTGAATACGTAGTTAAATATCATACAACACAAGTAAACATTTCAAAAGTCCAAACTATAAACAGGCGGGTAATTAAACCAAGGAACACCTAAATAAAATATGTAGAGGTAAGGTAGTAACCGTTTGGTTACTTGTACAGGAAATAAATATATGTCATATCTGCCATATTTTATACATGGTGGTTACTTTATTGGAACATGTTGATGTGTAAGTATATGTTGTAGAATAGGTATCCCTAACATGGTGTCCCGAAGGGGGGGGGGGGGGGGGGGGGGGGGGGGGGGGGGC